AAGAAGGTCATAAGCACCAGAAATATCATCACAGTTGCAAGGGTTAATGGTCTAACGTTCTTACTCAACCAAGAATCGGTAAGGCTATCGGCCTGCCAACGCTTGGTGATTTCTTCTTCTATGCTTTTACGCACAGCTTCTTTCTCTTCGGGTGTAGATACAAATCTATCTACCACATTGGCAACTGCTTCCACAGCTTCCTTGGCACCCCCTGTAAATAGTTTCGTTATTGGATTTCCCATAATTAGCTACCACACGCTTCGCACTCTGGATTATCAATGGAGCATTGAGCGTTATTGTTTTTCTCGTCATTAGTCATTTCGTCTACGAAGTCAGCGAATGTATCGCTTACATCAAAATCATTTTTCATTTAGTAGGTCCAGATTACATCTTCACTTTTGCTTGGGTCATCATCAACGTGTATAAAGTTCTTTGCTACACCGATGCGATTAAACCCTACTTGGAGAAGAGAGTTAATAATTAGATATTTTTGTGTTGATGTGGGTGCGTAGATATCTACTGCGTGTCCATTTGTATGACTGCTTCCTTTCACACCACCTACCTTAGCATTGTGAGCTGGGCTTCTGTATCCGCTTGTTATCTTAAAACCAACTGCCGCAATCTTTCTTGCTTGTGCTAACTTGTTTAAGAACTCTACGTTCATATGCTCATAGCTTCCCGCTTGGTCGGGGGAATCAAACTCACTGTACTCAAAGTATAAGTGAAAGTCACTGTTTAGATTTGTCATAATTTTCTATTTTTTCGTCCCAATAAATAAACACCCACTCGGTCTTAGAATTTACATTATTCATTCACCAGCTTCCTGTAAGATAGCTCTGCAATGAAAGCTGTATAGATTGCGTATAAGGGGTTTTCTCCGAGGTAAGCATACAAGAGTAGGCTTGACCAGAATGAGAGGCACAGAACGCAGTTAAATGGCTTAAACGGAAGGATTCTTTCCATCACATAACCATAGGGTTCAAAGATAAACAAGAATGCAAACATAAGTCCTACTGAACTTATAAGTAACCAACTGTTATAAATCTCCATCATAATTTTTCGCTTAGATAATCATCTTTAATATACCGCATTAACTTGGTAACGGATTCACCATCCTCTATTAAGGTGAGGTAACCTTTTATGTTTTGACCATACACATCGCTGTGATTCAGCGATACTATCTTATTGGTCATTGTTGAGTATATAATACTAATCACAAGATTTGCAGCAGACTTACCTTCGGTATAGTAGTGCAAGAACTTCTCACAGGTACGCATCACAGCAGCATCTATTAGTGCTTGCTTCAGCTCGTTGTTACCATCTGTTACAAAAGCTGATGCAGCTATTTCTTTACAACGCTGTAGTATAAAAATACCAAGCTCGTTTGTTAGTCTACCCTGCTGTACAGATAGCATTGCTTCACGCTCAATCAGCGACTTGTCGTACCTCGGCATATTGTTCTTCTACTTTGTTAAGTATAGTGATTATAATAGGCAGGTAATCAGACAGCTCCTGCGTGTTTATGCCAAGCTCAAATCCCAATCTAACCAGTGTGACTGGCTCGTGGTTATATACCAATAGGTCAATGACTCGGTATATATCAAGTATGAGATTTGCTTCTGCATCTGTTAAGTCTTCGTAGTATTCTTCAAATAACATCTTAGTAGGATGAGCGTAGTCGCTCTCCCTTCTCGGGGTCAAGCTCTACAATTAGTTCAATGTACTCTGCCTCACGCCTATAGGCTTCGGCAACCTCTTCGTGTGTAGAGTCGGTACCTAAGTTTGCGAACAGTATAGCCATCTCATATAGGTAGAGGTCAATCCTGTCCTTAATTAATTTACACGTTTGATAGTTTCTTTGGTTAATCATAACACTTAATTTTTACTTTGAAAGAATCTTTCGGTAGGTCCTTGTCAATGCGGATGTCAAGTCTTTTGTAATACTTGTTACCATCGTCTTTAACGATACCCATAGCAACGAGAGTATCCGAGAGAAATTTTGAAACAAGAATAACATTGTCAACATCGTGACGAGAATGATACCTAATGTGAATCTCATAAGTCTCACAGGTAAACGCATCATACTTCTCAAGTTCTTCTTTACAGAATTTAGAGTATTCATCTTTTTGTTTTTTACGAATTGCCCAATGCTTACCAGCGTAATACTGATTTAAGCTTGGTGGTTTAGGTAGGTTAAGGTCTATCTCAAGCATACTCGGTTAGGTCTATGGTTGCCTTATACCCATATCTTGATACAAGCAGTTCGTGCAGTGGTGGTATCCATCCTTGTGCATTGTTGTCCCCTGTAGCACCATTGCCAACTACTTTATAGTTAGCCATCTGTAGGTGTTGTAAGAACTGAACTCTATCAAACACAAAGGCAATATCCTTGTCACCCGTCTTCAGTATGTAGAAGTAGAAGTCAGCCTTAGACTTTAAGATTCCCGAGTCAGCATCTTTGGTAGTGCTTCTGAACTCAATGTAAAGGTTCGGTTGTTCGGGCGTGCCTCTACGGGCAGCCCACATATAGGCCTTAGAATCATACTTAACCTCAATGGTTACAGTACGACCAGCCTTCTTTCCTTTGACATCCCAATCGTAGAATAGTTTCTTTGGAGCTTCTTCAACCTCATATCCCTTGTCTTCAAGGTACTTCATAACAAGGTCTTGACCGTAGTCTCCAGAGATACTTGCTCTTACGAATGTGTTCTTACTCATTTCTTTTGTCTTAAGGCAACCTTCAGTAGTATCAAGTAACCAATTAAATCTTGGACTGTATCTTCAGTCTCATCTGTAATGCCACGCATTTTGATTCGCATAAGCTTATCATCAATGCGACAGCATAGGTTATGAACTGCATCACCACCTGCAAAGATACCAGCAGGGTTAAGTGCTGAATCACCATAAGCCTTGTTCTTTTGCAGTAACAATTCTGTAACTGCTTCGGACTCTTGTAGTATTAAATCTCTTGTATCCATAGTACTAATATACTTACTCGTCTAATAAGTCTACCTCCAACTTATATATTTTTTTAACATTATCTTTCTCAATCACTAACCTACCGCTTGAAGGGTTTAGGAATATGTATCCAAACCCACCCTCAATACCTGTGTAATCCGAGATGTCTACCTTGAATATAGTATCGTTGATTGATAGGCTACCATTCGGCATAACCTCCACCTTCTTGGCGGAGGGTACATTGAACCGAAGGAATGCTCTAATCAGTTCAGCGAATGCTTTTCTTCTATCAAGAATTAGACTGTGGATAGGCGTACTGCTTTTCTCCTCTGCTGTCAAGTTCATAGTATCTGTTTTTCATTTTGTCATAATATAAAGTAACGGTCCCAAGCTTACCGACAATCTTTGGTTTAGCCTTGACCACTGTAATCTCTACTTGGTTAGGCTCGTAAGGTACACCATTACCATCCTCTAATCCGTAGGGGCAACGCCATACATTAACAACCATCATACCTTTACGGCTCCATTGCATACCACCTGCTATGTCATTCATAGTAGGCTTGTCAACATAGGGTACGCCATTCTTGTACTTCGCTTGTTGGTGTTTAGTGTGTACTGTTACAATGGTGTGGTAGTTTTTCTCTGCTGAGTGCTTACGCACTTTAGTGAGTACCTGCCCAATAGCAATATCATCACGCACACCAGCGGAAACATCTGTTCTAATCTCAGTGAATGGGTCAACCATACATCCATCAATAGTGATGAAGTTATCTTCTTCAATAGTCTCTACTGCTGTGTAGAATCCCTCAATGCTGAGGTCTTGTAGACCGCTATCAATTAAGTAGAAGTGTGAGTTGATAAACTCAATAGCCTTCTCTGTCTCCTCATCTGTAGCAGTGAGATGGTCATTGATTAGGAATGGCTTACGAAGATATACCCAAAGTAGTTCTGCGAATACTTCTGTAGGTGAGCCTGTCTCGGGTGTGTACACGGCCCACTTCCAACCGCTAAACTCTGATAGGTTCATCATTAGTTCAAACCCGAACTGTGATTTACCTTGATGCGCCCCAGCATAAATGTATGTGGTGCTACCTTTCTTAACTGAATACTTGTCAAACAAGGAATCAAATCCTGTCCAAGCACCCTTCTTAACTCCTTCCTTGCGTAGTGTAGACAGTGAGTCTACTACGTCCTCTGCTTTGTAAATAATGTTTCTCATTGCTCTTGTTTTTTATTCTCCAAATTCTTTGCTGTAATCTTCCTCTTTATGTGAAAAGCTATTGCTTATTTCCTTACGATAGAACTCCTCTATGATATGGAAATCGTAAACGCTTTTACCTGTTGCTCCTACAAACGACATCATCTTTGCTATCATCTCGGGATTCCGATTGATATGGTCAAGAGACTTTGCTCTTGTAACAAATTGAAAGGGTCTGTCCTTTGTGCCTTGATACATATTGGTGTATCCATTACCACGCTTCTTCTTCCAAGCAAGGCGTACACCAACATCATAAATCATTTGTCCTTCGTCACTCATTGAAATTGTGTTTATAGTTTTCTTTTTCTACTTGATACTTTTCTAATTCAAATGCTCGGAATCCATTTATATGAGAGTCAGTAGGAAAAAAATACTTCCAGCCCTTACTCATACCTCTTGGTATATAATAAAAGAATCCAAGACCTATCTTACCAGTGTTTTTCTTAAATCTAACTACAGCCGTATGGTCTGAGGTTGGTATTATAGAATCAACACCAAAGTCTTCTTTGTTATAGTTACCCTCTCTGTCTTTTCTTGAAAACCTTGAGGCAACAATATCAACAAACTCACTTAGTTCTCTCGCTATCTGCTTATTCATCACATCTTTATTAATCGTAACCTTCTCTGATACTTACGGATAAGTAGTGCTGAGTTGGTCAGTTGTTTTTGTATGTCTTCACTCCATCCAAATCTACTGGCGTGTAGTGTTATGTTTACTTGGTCTATCATTAACATCTCCAAGTATTTCTGTATCTCTCTTATGTGTTTCCTCTTCCTTATCATAGCTCTACAAATTTATATATAACAGGGTTAGTCTTATACATTGTCTGTACCCAATCTTTTTTCTTATCGTGTATTTCTGCTGTAAACCAATGCTCATACATTGAGGATGGTATTACAATAGCGTGTGTTAGTTGTGTGTTTACCAAGAAGTAAGCAGAGGGCTTTACATCGTGTCTGTCATAAGACTTCTTAGCGCAAACTATAATACTGTTCCAAGGTATGTCATCGTGTGATGTCCAATCCCAAGATTGGTGCTTGACCTCAACGATTTCTTTCTTACCTTCTCTGTGTAATATTATATCTCCCTCATCTATGAAGTCTCTGTACTCTTTCTTTGAACCTGCAATATGTAGGGCGGGTACAGTAACTGTCATCTTCTTGCTGTGCAGGTACATTGCTACACGCCAAACCGCAGCGTTAGACTTTCCCAGCTTATTCATATAATCATCCCAAGCTTTATTTGTCATCCTTTCTCCATTTATAAATTAGGTAGCCGTTCCAAGCTAATACTATAAAACATCCTATGACATCCTCAAGTGTCATTCTGCATCTCCTATGTTATTGAGTGTACCACACTCACAGATATGCAACTGATTGATTCCTATTACGATTGGGATTTGCTTGTCGCATCCCCCACAAAAATAGTTTTGTCTCATTTCTCTTTGGTGTTAAAGGTTTGCGCCTACTTTTATATGTGTGCGCCTATAATTGTAAGGATTTACCCTTACTTTGTGTACTATATCGTCAGGTTTTACCCTTACTTTGTATCATTAAACATATAAAAAGGGGGGCGAACCCCCCTTTTATATCTGCTTACATATACTTAGAACGGCATATCATCGCCATCATTCACAGCTTGTGCCTTCGGCTTACCTGTGTACTCTCCTTGCAATTGGATGTACTTACCGCCATCTCGCTTGTCCTTAATCTCAAGGTTGACCCAGCCCTTTTCATTCTTGCTGTTAGTCAATACCTCAAAGTCCTGTGGACCTAAAGCTACCTTTACAATTTCACCGAACTTAGTGGTGATTACACTTGTCTTTCCAACGAATACTTTGTCGTTTGCCATCTTGATTTTTGTTTAGTTACTTGTTAATAGTTCTTTTAAATGCTCGTACCTTTCCTCCATTGCGCTGACCTTACCAGCCATCTCATTGAGTCTGTTTACGTTTACTTCATTTGAATGCTCATAGCCTTCAACAAATGCTTTGACTTTCTTGTACTTGATTAGGTACTTTTTGTCAGCCATTCGGTTATCGTGTGAGCCGATATATACCGATACCCCTTTATGGTCAATGCTCAATAGCCTCGCTATCTCACGAACACCATAACCATAATCATTGAACACAGCACAGGCAATGCCCTTAGCTAATGCTACTTCTTTTTTCTTACTGTTAGACATAATGTCTGATATAGCTACACCACTTATGGTGCTTGTACCCGAGATGATAACATTCTCAAGGCTACTATATGACATCAATGTCTGCGCTGTATGGTTTAAATTCTCCATTGATAAATAATCTTTCGTAAAGGTTAATTGATTCTTCTAACTCTTGCTCACCTCTTGCAAGGAAAGCATCACCTGCTTCGTATATACCCACCTCGTAAGGGAACTCTTTCTGTACAACTAAGAAGTAGAACTTATCTACATTGAAGATAGTCTTATACAAGTATGCTTGTTGTGCATAGTTGAAGAAAGCGTTACGCTTAAACTTGTGCATTGGGTCACGAGTGGTTTTTAAATCCACAAGGTAGTTGTCTACACCATTCCAAGCTAAGGCATCAGCCTTACCCTTGACCTTCACGACATTGCCTTGAGCAGTATGGTAGTCCATCACTCCTGGTACTTCGGGAGTAAACTCAAGACCCATAATCTCCTTGACAGCATCAACCTTCATCAGCTTGTCATACATACCTTCAACAAGGTGGAAGTCATTCTTGGTTAGTGCAATGGTCTGTGGATTCTCAGCACGGAACTCCTTGTAGTCGTTACCTCTGCGCTGACCTTCCCAACCAATGTAGTTTACCTTGTCCTCCAAGAACCTTGCGTGCAACGCACGACCTACATCAAACGCTGAGGTATTAGGCTGTGACCATTTACCTTTGTGCCATAGGTTAAACTTGGTAGGGGATTCTTTCATTAGCTTGAGGGAACTATTGGACAGGTATTCCCTGTCCGCATAGTACACCTCATCATCGTTAAACCTTTCTAATATATCCATTATCCTAAGAGTTGCTTACGCTGTGCAGCAGTAACTTGGTACTTGCCTAATGCAGACTCTACCATATCACGCTTACCATCTGCGATAGCCTTCTCCATCTTAGTCATAACCTCTTTGGTTAGCTTAGGCTTAGATGCTGGGGCAGGTGCAGGAGCAGAGTTTCTGCCGTGGTCATTGGTAGCATCGGGGTCTCTGGTATCATCAATAAGGAACATACCATTGAGTGCATACTTACGAGCGTAAGATGAACTTGCTCCAAAGCACTGTGCGATATCCATACCCTTACGATTAGGGTCAATACCCGCTTGTGCAGTTACTACTCTGTCTACTTCTCCATCAGATACCACAACCATAGACTCAATGTAAGGGATACCAGCTACCTCAGCTACTGAATCTGAGATTTGCATAGTCAAACCATTGGTTGCAAGTAAAGGCTTTACTGCTTCCAAGATATCCTCAGCACTGCGGTAGTTGTAGTTACCGAACTTGTTACGCTGTCCTTTCGGAGCTTTGAGTTCCGACTGAACTTTGATTAGGGATTTGTTTAAATTGCTCATATAAAATTGAATTGATTACTACTAAATTACACCAATATATTAATTATTGACATAAACATTGTTAATTTTTTTCAGTACCATCCTCAGTACATCCTTCTTGTTCTTGCTATCAAGCATTGAGTTGAGTAGTAGGTCGCTGATTGTATCAGCTACCTCATCCTTAGTCTCGTTGCTATTAGGCATCACCTCATCAAAGATTAATGCCCACTTGTTTATCTCATCTACATACTGAACATCACGATAGTACATAGCGTTGTTCACGACCTTAGTACAATGCAGCACAGTGGCGTGGTTCTTACCAACCATCCTGCCCAAGTGACTCGGGCTTTGATTATACTTTTGGTGGAGTATTGACAAAAGACATTGCCTTGCTATAATTACGCTCTCTCGTCTCGTCTTTTCTAACGGGTTCAAGTTGTATTGCGATTTGTAACTTGCTACGAGATGGGCTAACGTACTCTCCATTAACCTCTTCCTTTCCATACTTCTCTTCATTCTCATTTAGGACTCCTATAAATTTCTTAATTCTTCTGATTGCTTTCTGCTTTGCAAGGTGGACCTTGCGTACACTTGTATCTGTATCCGTAGCCAGCTCCTTCATAGAGGACTCACCAATCACACACTCCATCAAAGCTCTGCGTTGTAGGTATGGTAGGTTGGTCTCTGCATAGTCTCTTACTACATCAATGAGGTTGTCTATCTCTTTGGTATCTGCTATTGCATTGGCTTGGTACTTACTGTACTCCTCGTCACCATCACCATAGGTTACTTGACTCTCGTTGCGTACATCTAAGTTCTTCTCGTTAGCTGAAAGGGAATTGGTATAGGAGTTGAGTATTGCGTATCGGAATGAAGACATAACGATGCCTGTCATATGCGCCTCGTTCTCAAACTCCTCATCTCTATTTACTAACCGCATCACATTAAGCACGGCTAAGTGACTGGCTCTCTCTACTACCTCATCATTGTGGAAGGAGTATCCATAATACTTTGCACAGAAGTGCAGGAACCTTCGGTCCGCAGGGAACCAATTGCGTAAGTCTCTCTCTGTTATCTTCATCTCTGTATACTATTATTATAATTACTAATACTATTACTTAGTAATAACCCTAAAGGTTATTACTTATAATACTATTATTAGTTATACTATTAGTATAAAGGGTACTAACATACAACATAAATTGGTATTCTGCATCCAAGAATTGGTCTAAATTAGAATTGGTTATTAACATCTTCATCCATTTTTTCGTTCATAACTTGACTAAGCAACTTAGTCTTTAGGTTGAGGGCTTCCACTGTACCATCGTATTTTAGTTTGAGACTACGATACTCATTCCTCGCTCTCTCTATTGTGTCTCGGTACGTTACCATATCTCGGGTACGTGTCTTGTGGGTTTCCACAAATTGCTCAAGCTGTAGGAGGACTTTGATTAAATCATCGTCCTCCTTTGCTTTCTCAGCTAACTCACCCAGCACCCAATACAGGTTGCTTAGGTCAGCACTGATAAGTAAATCATCCTTTATACTCATCTGCTCTCCTTACTTTTATTACTGCGTTTCTTTTGTGGTGCATTATCATAGCTATACGAGCCTCTTCAAGAGTCTCAAAGTCTTGCTTGTAGTTGGTAACATCACCTTCCCATTCTACTGTGTATCTTATCTTACTCATAGTTCTCAATTAAAAATTCATCTGTCTTTAGGTATCTACGCTTGTTGGTTGTTAGGCGTACAATGTTATCGGGGATAAGCGAAGTGTAACGCTTACGATTATTGTCCCACACTGTAAGCACATTAGGGTTACTTACACCCGTTCCTTTCACGAACTTAGATACTCCGAACCGACCATTGATTTTGGTCAGCTCTCCGTTCTTCTTACGATACTCTGCACCGAAGATTGTTCCTTTGCTTTGTAGCTCTGCGACTACCTCATTGAAATACTTTATCATTGCTCTAATTTTTCTGCAAGTTAATACTTATTTTTTAAACCACCAAAAGTATATAGAAATCTTTTTGTCTATGTACTTTTTTATTTTCCGTATCACGATACGTGGAATGTTGAGTTCAAGTAATTAAACACATCTTCCCTAATATCATCGGGTACACCTACGGAATCCAACTCCACATTGATAGCGTTAAACAGTGCGTTAATCGTGCTGTCTACTATACAGTTCCTGCATACGTGTTCCGCATATTCTTCAATTTGCTGCTGCAATTTCTCTCTTGCATCTTCTGTTGTCATATGTAATCCAATCCCGTCCATTATCCTCTAAGTTTATTAATTAGTTCCTCTACTACATCCTCTACAATCTCAGTAATATCTGGGTATGCACCCGTGTTATTTCTGCCTTCTTCAGTTAGTGCTTCTAACTTATGCTCAACCAATTCCTGCAAGGTATCTCTGTTCTCAATCTCCTGCATCACAAGGTCAAACACTGTATCCGCAATCTCTGAGTAATCCATATCTTCCTCAAGGTCGTTCTTGATGTCATCAATATCGTAGTACGCTACATCTCTGATTCTGTCATCTATATCGTACTCTGATATCTTATCTTCTAACTCGTACTTCATATTACTCACTTCGCTATCAAGGTTTTCCGCCTTACCATCTACCTCTGTGTACTTATCTTCTAAGTAGTCCAACTTCTGTTGTAGTTTGTTTAGTTGTACCTCTAAGGCAAACTTCTCTTCATTGATTCCTAACCAATCTCTCAATACATTTTTCATCTCTATTGTTTTTATATATTACTTTCTATTTCATATCCGTATACAGCAATCAATCCCCTGTTGAACATACGTTCCAAGTTCTTATAAGGGTTTGTAGCCTTCGGTCTTTTACAATGCTTTACTGCATATGTAATCCTCACGTCATCGTCTACCTTTGTTTGGTAGTAAAATCTATATCTCCACATAGTATTAGTTATTAAAATAATAATCCGTTCTCATTGCTCCGTCACTTATAGCTTGGCGGTACGCCACCTCTTGAACATTGTAATTGTCCATAGCCAGTTGTCTTTGTGCGAACTCGTTTATAACGATGTCCATTAGGAATTGCTGTTCGCTGTCTGTTGGGTAAAATGTCTGTTTCATTATTCTGCGTTTTCTATTTCAGTTATTTCAAATCTATGCGTATCTGCTACCTCTATAATCTCTATGTCACCATCGTACATAGCCTCTAACAAATACTCTTCACTATCCTCATTCCAAAGTGTAACCCTGCGGTTCACCCTTACTTTCACTGTGGCTTCAATCCACACGTTTCCAATCTGTTCCATATCTTTTGTTTTTACAGTTACTACTTTGCCCTCCACCATTTTGGTGGTAGTGCCATCTTTCCAATTTATCTCGTATCCTATCTGTTCCATACTTTCTTAATCTTAACCCATATTATGGCTTGGGCTTCATAGCCCTTTAATCCGAACTCTTTAGCAACCTTTGATGTCAAGGCTTCTATCCTACGATATTGTGCCGAAGTACAGCTCTCAACAGCGTCTACAACTCCTTCAGAGGGTTTGCTTACACACGCTCTAAGATGCCACTTATCTACGGTAATATGCTCTGGGCTGTTAAGCCCTACATTCATCGCAAAGCTATGAGTCTTAGGACTCTTTGTACTTAGTTCTATCTCACCACACAGCACCTTTACTGCCTTTACTTTGTTGGGATTATAGGTACACACTTTTACTAAAAGCGCAGCTTCTGCACCACTCTCTACAAAGGCTTTGATAAGTGCTTCAGCATCTATCTTGTTACGCTCCCACTTGTTATTAGGGCTGAGGATTGCCACCACACACGCTACAACATACGCATCTACTGCATACTTATCGCTTATGTATTTAACGAACTCCTGTGCCTCTTTGTACCACTCCTTACCTTGAAGAAATACAAGATAATCCTCTATGCCTTGCTCTAACCATTTCCGTAGGCGATTGACTATATATAAGTCTCCTACACTCACTACACTCCTTTTCATATTATTTGTCTTTAGGAACTACAACCTCTATGTAGAACCACGTTATTAATCCGAAAATCACGAAAGGCACAAGCCAATCTTTGTTACCCGTGAAGTACATTGTCCACACGCTAACCATACTACCTACTGCACCCACTAAACCTATGAGGTTCACAAGGGCAAAACGATATACTCTTTTCACAATATATAAATTTAAAATTAGATGCTCGGGGCGGTCTCACTCCGCCTTGCCTGTTCTCAGTCACCGAGCCTATACGATACAACACACCACAGGTTCTGCGATATGTTGCGAATTGTGTCCTATCTTATTGGTTACTTACCTTCCATAGCATAGTTAGGCGTTGCGCTCACATTGTGGCGCACCTTACCCGTACGATAGTTTTTCATAAAAAGTGCATAGGGAAGCCTCTATAGAGTTCACCCACTTCGCCCGTAAACGTGTGTACGCATCCCGTTCCTACGCCCAAAGGCAAGTACTAACCATACGCACATACTGAGACTTCGGTCACCCCTCGCTTGTATGCACTAACAATCCCACATTTCAAAGTACTTCGCTTGAAATTTACACGGCATTTCGCCTTTGCATTTCGCAGTGTGTAAACCCGTTCCCGCTTCGCAATTTTTGCGGGTACATTGTAGATGCGCTATTGTCGCCAATAGTTACGGACTCAGCCCCGCACCTTATAACCTACTTTTTAGCCGTTGCCTTATTTTGGCGTTTCACCTTTTCCCCTAACTTGAATTTAGGGTTCAATTTTCTCAATGTAGCGAAGCCGAACCATAGGCAAGGCGTACCCTTATAAGCCGTTGCAAAGGCTTTAAACGTTGGTAACTTTTTACCCGCTAATTCACGAACCACTTCGCCCAATTCGGTTTGCTCACCATATAGTGCGCTCACTTGCTTATAAACGTGTGAAATACTTTTAGCCTCTACCTTATATATGGCGTTTGCTAATTTTTGAAGGTCAAACGCTGTGCGCTCATCCTGTGCTTTAATAGTGTTGATAGTCTCAACTGCTTTTAGTGTTGCGTTGCTCATCTTGTTTGCTGTTTTGTTGTTTGTTGTTTTCATCTTAATAGTATTTGTGTGCATTCGCACGTTTAAATTATTTGTATACCGGCAATGTGCATCTTTTTTCCGTTGGTTTGACAAAATCGCAAGTGCAAAAAGTACATTTAGAACCATTCTAAATATAGTTTATTGGTTGTCAGTGAGTTAGGTAAATATAATTTTTGAAAATATATTTTTGAAACAAGGCAATACAAAAAGTAATTGTGTTGTGCAATAGGTAGAAAGTACTTAATAGACTACGCCACCCCTCTAAAAATTAAGTAATTAATACCAGAAAATAAGTGCAAAATAATTTGGTTTTCTCATACTGACCGACTATGGCGAGAAAAGAGGGTAAGCTAACCTCACGGAGCGGGGGGAAGGGGGCGGGGGGAAGGTGATTTGACGAA